CGAGCTCATGGATGGCCTGATTCGCAGCCGCCGCGCCCCACGCCGCCTGCAGCTTCCCCATGCCGTAGAACAGGTCGCTCGGATTGGGCCTGCGGAAGTGGATGACCTCATCGGGCTCGAGCACGATCTTCGATTCGCTCGACTTCCCGTATGTGTAGCCTTTCACGAACTCCTGCTCGTCCGGGATGATCTCGGTCCACTGCGGGGGCATCGGCCAGAGCTCAGTCGGGACTCCGAGCTTCGGATCGACGACGACATGCAGATAGGAGTTGCCGGTAAGCTCCTGCCAGACGACCCGCAGGATCGAGAGGTCGTAGCCGTTGATGAACGGATTGCTCCGGGCGAGCAGCTGCAGGACCGGATGGTTGTCGGTGACCTCCTCGAAGTCGTCCCCGATCTCCGCGCTCTTACGCATGACCGCGATGCTGGGGCGCTGCGCAAGGTCGCCGCGAAGATACGCGCGCGTCTGTCCGGACACCGCTTTCGTTCGCCACAGCTTCGCGCGATCCGTCGGACCTGACCTGACATACAGGCGCAGCGGATTGGACGCGACCGCGGTCGCGTTGATCATCGCGGCTGCATGAATCCACGATGTGAAGTGACGCATCGCAGCGCGATGGTCGAACGGAGGCGGCTTCCCGTCGTGCCGGTTCCGGTCGATGCTCGACATGCTGGCCGAGATGTAGACGGAGGAGTCGGCGGCCTTCTGCATGACCGCGGACGCTTGTCTGTTCCGAGTTCGTCCGATTCTCAGCCAGTCGAGGAGGCTCATCAGATAACCTTGAATGTGAATGGTCTGTTCCTGCGCTTCGCGGCGACCGCTAGCGCCAGTGCGCATACACCGTCATCGTGACCCGTGACGGCCTCGTAGACGACCCGGCCACCTGTATATCGGAAGCCGAACGCATCAAGTTCAGCCCGAAGCCACCCGTCAGGGTAGCGTATCTCCCGCCCGTGGATCGCCGATGCGAGTCCCTCCATGAGCTGCTGCTTGCTCTGATTCGTGAACTTCCATCCGGAAGCGCCGCGGCAGTGCCGCGAGATGTCCTCCACGATCGGGTCGCCGACCCCGGTCGAGTCGATGAATGCGGTGCGGTGCTGGATCATCTGCACGATGCGGCTGCGGGTCGCAAGCCAATCGGACTGCCAGCGCTCGAGCACGCACACGGAACCGGATTCGTCGAGGCCGCACACGACCGTATGGTCGCTTGACTTCGCGAGGTCGATTCCGTAGCAGACTGCCGGCCGCGAGCTCAGCTCGCCGATGCAGTCTCGGATCGCTGCAGCTCCGAATGGGTTGCTGCCGTCGTCGGTCGGTTCCGCGAAGTACAGTTCCCTGAACACCGCATCGGGGAGGACTCTCCGCGCCTCCTCGATCTCGTCTGAGTGCAGGATGCCACCAGAGACGGCATCAGCCGCGGTGAGCCGGTGGTACGCCATGTTGGGCGTTCCACCCTCGGCCATCCGGGCAAGCCTGTACACCCAGTTCTTCCGGCCCTTCACATTGCCGATGATGCGGCAGGGTCCGCGGGTCGCGGTCAGCGTGGAGCGGACCGCGGTCCATGCGTCTTCCGGGCAGCGCGTCGCCTCGTCGATCACGGCAGCCCGGACATCGTCGCCGAACAGGCTGTCCGGATTGTCCGCGCTCTTGAAGTACAGCCGAGCTCCATTTACGAGCGTGATGAGCAGTGCGCTTTCGTTCGCTTCCCATATGCGCTGATGCGGGTCCGCGTCGCGGAGCATCGTGACCATTCGGAGATAGGCGACGGTTTTCGCGACCGGATAGGTCGGCGCGACCCACCAGTACGCACCGGTCCCGCCGTTCCACGCCTGCGCGAACAGCCAGAGGAGACAGCCAACCGTCTTCCCTGACTTCGTGCTTGCTTCGATGATCACGAAGCGAGCTGGATCGCAGATCGCCGCGTACTGCTTCGGGTACAGGGCGGGAAGCTCAGGAGGCTGTACAAGCATCAGCCTGCACCAACGCCGCCCGGACGGAGCTGGATCGGGGCGAGCTGCACGACCTCGGTCGGAGTGCCATCGTCGAGCCGCTCGACCTTGTCTGCGAGCGCAAGCGCATTGATGTTGTCCCGGTTCATCGAGACGAGAACCTCGACCGCTCGCAGCTTCTCCCGGTCGTTCTGACTCGAGGCCGCGATCTGAGTGACGAGGCGGGGCAGCTGATCGAGCAGCTGCTCCGGGATGTCCCATCGCCCGTGGATGGCGCGCCGCAGCAAGCGGAGTCCCGCGCGCTCGTGCTTCGGCTCGATGAGCTTCCGGTTCCTGCGCTTAGCCATCTCGAGAACCTTGATCGGCTAGATCGCCGCTCCGGACTTGCGATGTCGCTCGTGCATGATCTTCGGGACGCACCGATCCCAGTCGATCAGATGGTGAATCCTACGCGCGACCGTTCCCATCGTCGCGACCTTGACCGCGCTGGGCATGTACATGACCGACATGAAACTCTTTGAGAATGTCCCGGAGTCCAGATACATCTCGGTGAGTCCTCCGCGATTCTGCTGCGTCGCAGTCTGAACCAGCTGTAGAGGAAAGTAGGTAAACATGAGCCTGCCGAGGTTGCCCCACCGGACATACGCATTCACATCGTCGTTGAATCGTCCGAGGAAGTCGTAGCGTCGATCCACATGCAGCAGGAACGAGTTCATCGCCTTGCGCATGAGCCGGATATCGACATGCCCGTCCGCTCCTCCGATGTGATCGCCGCCCTGACTCATGCACAGCGTGTCGCACTTCGTGCGATCCATAAATCGAATCATCGACTCGATCATCGTGTCGAGGTTCCGCACCTGATATCCGCGGTATCCGATGCTCGGATCGCCGGCTCGCTTTCCGAACATGCGGTACTGAAACGAGTGATAGTCGTCGTCGAGCACCATGAACCAAGTGAGCCCGAGCGCCTTCGCCGCGTCCCACGCAGCGATGCGCGCATGCGTTACACCCTTCATGCTGTTCGTCTGACACCCGATATCGAACTTGCCGTGATAGTCTTCTCTCCGGAAGGTACGCACGGCCTCCCCGTAGCGCTGCCGATAGCCTTCCAGAGTGACATCGTCCTCGCTGCACAGGATGTTGATGCGCCCGGTGTATCCGCGCCGGCGCAGACAGTCCCAAGTGATCACGCGATCGGGTCGACCGTATGACAGGATCAGCATCCCAAAGTCGTCACGCATCGGGATGTTCCCTTCTGATCTGCGCCAGCATCTCGTCGTGCATCGAGACGAATCCAAGTTCGATCGCCCGGTCGAAGTCGATCAGCACCAGAGCGCTGTCCTCGAAGAGACGCTGCAGCTCCTTCGTCAGATGAGGATACAGGTCCGCGCAGCGATCGAACCGGATGATCGTGTGGCGCTGAGCGGCCGCGTAGAGGAACTGCCGGATGTCCTCCGGGATGTCCGCATCGTCGATCGCCTTGGTTAGCTCGCGAGTCCTTGAGTCGTCGTACAGGGACGAGACTGCCGGCGCTCCCCCGTTCGGCTCGTAGACGGGAGAAACGATCTTGCTGGTGTACTTCTCTGCCTTTTCCGCGGCGGACTCGAATAGCTCCTCAAGGTCCGCAGGATCGAATCCTGCCGCGAGCGCGAGGTCCGCATCGGTGGTTCGCAGCAACTCAAGCTGTTCCGACAGGACGAGCTCGTCCCACTCGGCCAGTTCCGCGGTCCGGTTGTCTGCGATCGCATACGCCTTCGACTCCTCTCCTGTCAGTCTGCTGCGCATGATGTCGATGTGCGTCCAGCCGAGCCGGCGCGCGGCCTCGAGAGTCGCGTTCCCCGCGATGACCACATTGTCGTCGCGCACGACGATCGGTCGCTGGAGTCCGAACCGCCTGAGACTCTCCATGACTGCGCTGCGGTTCTTGGCACTGTGCTTCCGGGCGTTTGTCGGATCGTGAATCAGGCTCGCGATCTCGACGCGCTCGAACGATGCCCCTGACCCCAGATCGACTGACGGTTTCTTCTTTGCCATTTGGCCTCCGGTCCGCGGTAGCGGTCGACGGAGTATGTCCGGATGTCCTGACAGAGTCAAGCGTATCCGCGGAGCTCCGCGACGCGCTGGCTCGAGAGGAGTCCGATCGACCTCAGGTAGTCGAGGCCGAGCACGGTGTTCGGATCGTCCGCGAAGACTTCCTGAGCCGAGGCCGCGAGCTGCAGCCAGTCTCGCACGACCGGATCGTTAGAGGCGTAGATCGTTCCGCGCTCGAGGTCCGTGAAGCGGAGGAGGAACTGCAGGGATGACCAGCGCTGTCCCTCGAACAGCCATCCGGTCCACTGGTGGCCGACGACGGTTCCGGGAGGAGCGGAGATTGACCCTGCCGGCCTGTCCTGCGCCGTCACGATCTGCGTCACGACTCCGCGCTCGTCGAGGATCGCCCAGTCGGTCATCGCACGACTTCCTTGCTGAACTGCATGTAGTCGCAGTGGAACAGGCGGCTCGTAGTTCCTGCGGCCTTCAGGATGAACGACGCGACTCCGGTCGGCTCGCCGGTTCCCTTCGGAATCGTAGTCGAAGTCACGGTGCCGACGAGACTTCCGTTGATGTAGCAGTATGCATTCGCTCCGGCCGCATCGACGAATATCTCGAACTTGTAGAAGGTCGAAGCTGCGACCGTGATTCCCGTGTCCGCAGACGCGTTTCCTCCGGAGGTCGAAGCGCTGTAGATTTGCCACTTGCCGCTGTTGAGGTTGTCTCGATAGCGGAAGACGATCCCGTTGATCTGGTTTGCTCCGGAGAGCGTGTCGGCGAATCCGCTTACG